GCCGAACCATCGAACCGGGATGGTGCAAGGTCGTGGGCGGTGCGGGGGCGATGATACGGAGCTCGCTCATCGGGAAGCTGCGGCGTTCCATGCTCATCCGATCACCGGCATACGATAGGGATGACAGAGGTTCTCGATCGCGCCGGTGTTCGCGTAGATCGTGCCGACGATGCCGGACTCACGGTTCGCGTAGAGGTCGGCGATCATCAGCAGCATCGCGGCCTTCAGCGAGAACGGAACGCCCTGGACGGTAACGGCGATCGTGCCGTCTGCATCCGTGGGCCATGCGCCATTGAGGGGCGGGAGTAGCCGGGCCGGTTTAGCGGCTCGCCATAGCCGGGCGCCGGTGACCTCGACGGGTTCGCCCGCCTGGTTGAGATAGGCGACCGTCACCTCGGCATCATCATCGGCAGGCCAAACCAACAGCGTGATCCCTGCGCGGAAGCACCGGAACGTCTGCGTCACCGCGTCGCCGTTGAACGACAGCCCGGTATAGTTCTCGACCCACTCGCGCGCTGCGGTGATCATGGACTCGATCATCTCGTCCTGATCGTCACGCGTGAGGTCTAGATGCTTACGGGCCTCAGCGAGGGTGACAGGTTCTGCCATACATCACCTCGCTTGAAAGGGGATCGCCGTCGGCAAGGGGGCAGCCGACGGCGAAGGGGTTAGCCTTGCGACTTGTTCGCGGGCGTCTTTGCCATCTTGTTCGTCAGCGGAGGCGCGGCCTTGAACGCCGGCACCGCCTCCACCGCACCGCGCATGAAGAGCCGGTCGAAGTCCGCTTGGCTGAACTCGACATGTTCGCCGACTGCTCGGCCGTCGAGTGGCTTCAGCAGCTTTGCCTTGATGATCATGGTGACTTCCTCCGTCTGCATGAACCCCGCGGGCGGGGCTGATGAAGACGGGGGCCGGTTTCCCAGCCCCCGAAGTATTATGCGACGCGGCCGAGGTCGCCGTAGACGAGAGCCTCGGGGCGGTAGATCGCCAGGGCGAGACGCTCTTCGGCTCGGATCGTGACTTTATTCTTCACGAAGTTATCCTGGTCCTCGGTGCTGACCTCGACCGTCGCGTTCTGGCGATCAAAGATCTGAGCCGCGAGATCGAACGCGCCGACGAGGAACTTGTCGACGCCCATCGCCTGGGTCGGCACGACTGGGAGGCCCCACAGCTGCGCGCCGATGGTGCCTTGCGGGTTGCCGATCAGGTAGCGGCCTTCGCCGTCCTTCAGCGTCTCGATGTATGCCCAGTCGATCGGGTTGAGTACGATGCCATTGGGCGGGTACTCAGCGAGGGCGACCTGCAGCATCGCGTACCGAACGGTATCGATCATCTGCGAGGCGACGAGCGGCGCGCTGTACGCCGTCGAAGCGGTGACCAGACCTTCCAAGTTCTGGCCGACACCCGAGCCGTTGAGCAGCTGCTGCTCTTCGACATAGGCTAGACCATAGCGGAGGCGCTGATCGATCATCGACTGAAGCCCAGGGGCATCGGCGAGGATCTGCACCGAGGCACGCATCCAGTGGGCGATGGTCCGGACGTCGGCCTTCTCTTCGCCATACTGCAACTCGGACTGGGGCTTCAGGGCACCTTCCGCCACCGGGGCGGCGTTGTTCGTGAAGCCGGTCTCGCGATCGTATTCGATCTGGTTGCTTGACGTCGTGCCGGGCGCGAGCAGTGCGCGCACGGTCATGCGTCGCTGAGGGAGCATGATTGGGCTGGCGCGTTCCGGCTGGACCATCGTGCCGACCGAACCCGGTGCCGCGGTCGTGAGGGACGAGATGTCCTTCACGTTGACGAGAATGCGCCCGCGGGGTCGGGTCTCGCCGGCGAACGCCTTGAAGCCTTCGTCGTTGGTGAAGCGCTCGCCAGCGGTGATGTCATGCCGCTCCGGGGTCTCGCGCGCGTCAAGCTTCTGCTCGAGCGAGGTCAGCCGCGACTTGGCTTCGTTCATGCCGGTGATTGCCTGGTCGGCAAGCTCCTTGACGGTGCCCGACATCTCGATGCCCTTAGCGGCTTCGGCGAGCGCCTTCTCAGCGATCTCCTTGACCGCGTTGTGCTTGGTGTCGAACGCCGCCTTGGCCTCGGTCGCCAGCTCGGACGCCGACTTGCCACCGCCCTCGTGCCCGTCGGGGCTGCGCATGTACCGGCCCTTGGATCGTTCGGCAGGCGACATGGCGCCGAGCGCTGCGATCGCACCGCTCATCAGAATCAGTTTACGCATTTGGTTGCCCTTTCTTAGGCAGAGAAGAATGAAATCAGCCGATCATGGCTCGCCAGAAATCGGCCGCATCGTTCGCCTTCGCCTCAGGATCCCCCCGAAGATGCGGCGTCGCGCCGGCTGCGATTGCCGCAGCCTTCGCCTTCGAGAATCCTGCATCCCGCAGAAGCCCCTCGAACTCGCGGACGGTCGGCATACTGCCGGCGTCCAGAATGGATTTGACCACCTCGACACGCGCGCGCTCGTTGGCAGCGAAGGTGACGACGCTGCCTTCCAGCAGGTCGAGCTTGGTCAACGAGACGATGCCTTCCTTGCCGGCTTTCGGCTCGGACTTGACCGTGCGGTATCCGATTGAAAGCCCGTCGAGCGCACCCTCCATAAGCAACCCGTGGGCTTCTCGAGCCTTGGGCGACTGCTCGATCAGGAGTCGGCCTTCGCCCCAAAGACCCTTCCGGTCCTCGCCGACTTCATCCCAAACCCCGATGGGCTGATGAGGATCGTGCTGCCAAAGCAGCTTCACCTTGCGTCCGCTCTTTGCAGACTTGGCAAGCGTCTCGGCGAACGCGCCTGGCTCAACGATCTCGCCGTAGCTGTCGACGTTCCCGAAGATCGAGATGTAACCCTTGATCGAGCCTACTGCGGAGATGTCCTTCACCTCCAGCGGAACCCCACTGTTCTTCGTCTGGATCATGAGGATTCCTTACTGGGCAAGCGCGGGAGGCGTGGTGATCGGGACGTTCTGCATCTGCATGCGAGGGACGTCCCCGCCGGCGACTGGGGGCAGGTTCTCCAAGGCGCGAACCTCGTTGATCGTCATCGCGCCGATGTTGGTCATCTCGCGGTAGAAGGCTGACCGAGCAGCGCTATCTGCGCGCAATAGACCTTCAAGGCTGAACTCCACCGTGACACCCGCCGCGCGGTCGGCATCGGTCAGCAACTGCTTCTCGATCGACTGCTCGATACGCTTCAGGCGACGCCGAAGGGTGAACTTCTGGAATCCCAGCGTTTGCTGCTCGAGCCCAGTGCCCCACGATGTGCTATTCTCGGTATGCCCGATCATGTGTGGTGGGACGCCAAACACCCGGCAGATCTCTTCCACGGAGAACCTGCGGCTCTCCAGCATCTGCGCGTTCTCGGGGCTGATCGTCAGCTGCTCCCACTTCAACCCGTTGTCGAGCAGCATGGGGCGGCCAGCGTTCAGTGCACCGACGAACTTCTCTTGGAGCAGCGCCTCCGCGGTTTGTCGCTGCGGACCGGTCAGCGGCTTGTCGGTTGATAGTACGCCGCTGGGCAGCGCCCCCTTTGCGAACATGCTGCCGGAGGCGTGCTCTACCGACAGCGCGTTGCAGAACGAGGCGCGGCAAACAGTCAGCGGCGAGGCACCGCCTAGGAAGCCCCCGCCGGCGCCGCGGATGTGCAGCACGCGCGAAGCCGGCAGCACGTTCGCCTTGTCATTCTCCGACCACGAGTATTCGAGCTCGCCGCTCCCAAGGCGCCGCACCTTCATGAGATCCGGACGGATCGGGATCAGCGATGTGATGCGATCGCCGATCATCCGCTTCTCGGCATAGGCGTTGCCGTGAAGTTCGATCGAGCCGCACTCGAATTCCCAGAAGTCGACCGCCGTTTGATACTGGTTCGGCGAATCGTGGATCAGCCCGTAAAGCCAGTGATCCTTGAATACCTCCCGCGCTCCGTTGACCTTGCGGTAGATCATCAGGGGCAGGGACGCGATCGTGCCCGCCAGCAGATTGACGCAAGCCCAGGTTGCCGCGATCCCGACCGCGCCGGCGCCGCCGCCATCCATATAATCGGCGAGCGTGACGCGGTTCGTTACGAAGTTGTCGCGGTCGTGGTGGGCCACGCCGTTGCCGCGCCACTGCTCGATATCCTTGCGGGCATCAGTGCGAGTAGCACCGTAGCGCCGCTCGGCAGCAGCAGCCCGAGACGAGAGCTTGTAACCACTCATGCGCCCAAGCTCGCAAGCCAGTCGTCGACACCGTTGGAAGTCGGCATTGCCATCGCCACCCCCACCGCCATGCACAACGCCACCGCGGCGTCGATCTTGTTTACGGCCCGCTCTTTTGCGAGCCAGTAGTTCCCCCAGCGGTCCTCGTCCGTGACCGCCGACATCATTGCCGAGATCAGGACCGGGTTACGCCGGATGCGGATACGTCGTTCGAACAGCAGTTCCTCAAGCGCCTTTACCGATGCGGGCATCCATAGCCCCTCGGGTTCGACGTCCTTGGCCTTCGCTGCGTCGATCATCGCCTCGGTCGGCTTGCCCTTTTTGGTGCCGCCCTGAGGATGCTCGACTTCCTCGATCGTGATGCCGAGAGCGTGAAGCTCCGGCTGGAAACCTTTCTTGTAGGCGTACCGGTCATAGCCCAGCGCGCCGACGTCGAAGTCTCGATCATACTCGGCCACCGCCTGCGCGACGTGTCGGTAACTGATCATCTCGCCCTTCGGTGCGTGCAGGTGGCCCTGCCGCACCCAGACATCGTACGGGGCCTTGTCGCGCAACGCGCGGGCCCCGATGGTATCGCCAGGCGTCCAAGCCTCTACCCATGCATCGAACGTTGGCTTTCCGTCATGCTCGCCGCCGACCACTTTGCCGGTCTCGACCACCGCGGCGAGCGCAGTGATGTCCCGCGACTGCGAGAGATCCAGCCCGAGGGCCACGCGCTTGCCGTGATGTATGACCGGATCGAAGTCGGCGATCGAAGGCTCGAGCGTTGCGCGTGCCATCCATGCCGTCTCCGCATCCGTCCACATGCAGAAGTGAAGCCGGAGGATGCCGTTCAGTTTGCCGGGCAGGGCCTTCGCCTGGGCGACGACGTCAGCGAGATAGTCCTCCGTCAGGATCGTGCCGAGCAGAGGGTTCGCCTTCACCCAACAGGATCGATCGTTGAGCGGGTCATCCTTAGGGTCGAGCGAGCAGACGAAGCTGAACGTCGTGTCGTCGATGATCTCGCCGACGTAGGCGAAGTCCTCGCCCGGCGTCTGCGTGCCGGCCGCTACACGGACAGCATGCTCGTGCTCTTCCCAGCAGATTGAGTTGCGATCACTCCCGCTGTTCGTGATCATCAGCAGCAGCGGCTGCCGGCGGAACTTGAAACCGCGCTCAACCATCTCGATCGCGTCGCGGTTGGGCGCTTCGTGCACCTCGTCCGCGAGTCCGATATGAGGCCGAACACCTGAACCTGTAGACCCGGCCGAGCGCGACAGGGTCCGCATGAAGGACCCGCTCGGCAAGTGCGCCAGGTTGTAAACCTTGCCGGGGCCACCCGAGGGCGTCATCCGGCTTGAAAGATCGGGCGATTGGTCGACCATTGCGACGGCATCTCGGAACAGGATCATCGCCTGCTCGCGCTTAGCAGCCACCGCGTAGATCTCAGCACCCGGCTCGTTGTCGGCAAGCATGCCGTAAAGGCCGATGCCAGCGGCGAACGGCGACTTCCCGTTGCCCTTGCCCTCTTCGATATAGGCTCGACGGAATCGGCGAGTGCCGTCCGCGCGCTTCCAACCGAAGATCACGCCCAGCTTGAACGACTGGCTGGGTGCCAACTTGAAGGGCTTTCCTTCGAACTGCCCCCCGTTCAGCCGCAGCCTGGTCTCGAAGAACCGGATGACCCGCTGCGCCGAAGTCAGATCGTAGGTCAGCCCGCGCTCGGTGCCGTGCACAAGATCGTCAAGATGACGGCGTGCAGCGTTGCGAATGTGCGGCCCGGCGACGATTTCACCTGCGACAACCGCGCGCGCCCAGTCGGTTGCGCGGTCTTCCGTCGGGTCAGCAGCTACCGAAGAACTCGTCTTCCTCCGTTTCATCATCGGGCAGGGTCACCTTGCTCCGATCGGTGGGCGTTGCGCCGAGCTTGCTGAGCACCGATTGGTACATGCTGAGCTTCGTGACCCCGGGAATCTCGCCGCTGAGCATCTCACCGCGGACCATCGAGGCGATTTCGAGAAGCGCTTTGTCCGCCGCGGTGAGCCATGGGAGCTCAGCGCGGAAGCGATCCCATGCGCGCTTGGCGTATTTGTCGAGGTGCATCGGCGCGCCACCGAGTGCGCCGGTTTCCGGCTCGCTCCGTTTCGCGTGCCGTTTCGGGTTGCGCAATGCAGCGCCCGTTACCTTCGCCTTGCCTACCGGCGTCCTTGGCGCCGCCATCGCCTACCCCCGAAGTCTGAACTGTGGATGCGAGAAAAACAG